CGGATTCAGATTCAGATTCAGATTCAGATATTATAAAGCCAATTTCTCAAACTGATATATCGAAGATACCTCCATCACCATCACCATCACCATCACCATCACCATCACCATCACCATCACCATCACCATCACCATCACCATCACCACCATCGTATGTCTTTGGTGGATATGATGCCGCTGACTTTATTTGCCCCGGTGGTAAATTTTGTCCACCCCCGCCTCCACCCCCACCTCCGACTCCACCCTCACCCCCGCCTCCGCCTCCACCTCCACCTTCAACACCGACTATCGTCGTCGACTCTATATCTGTAAATTCGAAACCGGAACTTTGGTTTACCAACATTTAACGTTATTTAAAGTTTTACATTGTATTAAAAGAAATATGGAATTAAGTTACACTCTAGTAAACAATGGGGTTTACAATGTATATGTGATTTCAAACGACGAATATATAGGACCAACGATTGCACAAGGACATGAATGGGATAGGTTTATGAGACGCGATGTGCGTATGCTGCATAAACCTGGTACAGATATCATTGACATTGGGGCAAATATTGGTTATAACACTTTACTATTTTCAGATTATGGTCCCGTGCTATCCTTTGAACCATTGTATCATGAATTAGTCGAACTAAATGTCAAGAATAACTCTTTGAGATACCCGGTTCAAGTTATTCCATGCGCCCTCTCAGACGAAAAATCTTTTACAAAAATTCATATACCGTCTCGTGGAAATCAATCTAATGTACTGATAAACTACGGTGGAACTAGTTTTCATCACCAAGATGACTGGAGAGGTGAAGGTATAGATGTCAATTGTGAAAGACTAGATGATATCTATACGGGTGTTCCTTCGTTTATTAAAATTGATGTTGAAGGTCACGAGTTACAGGTTTTGAAGGGTGCGTCTGAAACTATTAAGAAGCATAAACCTTCGATTCTTATTGAAATACACAATTTCTCTGAAGACTCAGAGGTACATCAGTATCTAAAATCATTGGGATACGGTGACCCCGAAAAGAGACCAGAAGCTATATTTGTTTACAAAACATTCATTTAGATACCGAAGGGTCAAGTGTAATGTTTATGGGGATACACCCGTTTAATCACTTAAAAAATAAAACCCATTATAGATAAATGGAGGAGATACGTAAGTACCATAACGAGTCTAAGCGTCTCCTCATCCAATCGGCTACCCGCGAAGGCGACAGTATTTTGGATGTAGGATGTGGATTCGGTGGTGATCTCCAAAAGTGGCGACACGCCGGTGCAAATATAAGCATGTGTGAACCAAACCCAGACTCACTTAAGGAGGCTAAGTCTCGTGCTAAAAATATGAAAATACGCGTCAACTTTTATGAAGGTGATATATTTTCATGTCCACAAAGAAAATACGACGTCGTGTGTTATAACTTTGCGTTACATTATATATTCGAATCACCCAAGTTATTCGAGACGTCTTTGTTAGCAATTAAAAATAGAATAAAACCCGGGGGTCAGTTCATAGGAATCATACCGAATTCCGATAAGATTATCATGAACACACCTGTAAAAGACGAGTTAGGGAACTACTTTCTAATGAAACATACGAGTTCGGGGAACTTTGGGGAAAAGTTATACGTCCATTTAGCCGATACACCGTATTATGCCGACGGCCCAAAGGTCGAACCCATTGCACACAAGGATATGTTATTCACGCGAATGGAGGATTTGGGGTTTACTTTAACATTGTGGGAAGATCTTAAAGGGAACCCGGTTTCGGATTTGTATAGTAAATTTAGGTTTGTGTATAAGAAATAATTACTTTTTATTAGTTTTAATATATTCTTCCGCTTTTTTAGGTTCATGACATATTACATCACCGCAGTGGTCGCGGTTTTGGTACACAGAGTTTATGGACGTGAGTAGTTCATTACATGATTTTACCGCCCATCGTCCCAGAACAGGTCGTGGTTCAGGTTTCGTTAAAAAATCGATAAATTTACGTATCATTTCTACTATTTTTTAAGGTTCAATTTTTATGTATGTTTATGATAAGATGATACTCACCATACTTCTGCTTATCATAAACGTGTTATTATACATAAACACGAGGGAACCACGGGAATTAACAGATGTTCGCGAAAAATACAGGACACTCAGGGAACATATTAAGGAAACGAATAATCAGGAATTCAAAATGTTACATAAAGAAATTCCAATTACCGCACACAAGCGTATGAATGGGTCTATCGGCTACAATGTCAATAAAGGTAATGATATAGGTTTATGTATCGATGGAGAACCTAATGAAATATTCCATGTTTTGTTACACGAACTCGCACACTGTACCGTCTCCGAATATTCGCATAGTAAAGAATTCTGGGAAAATTTCGATAAACTTAGAACAATGTGCGTTTCTTTGGGAATATACCAGGAAATACCACAAAGAACTAAATTTTGTGGTAAACACATTCAGGATAAATAATGTTTGGTATTAATAAAATGCAATCGTTAGGAGATTTAATGAAAGCGTATTTGTTACTAAACACTTTACTCGCATCTTCGAGTGCACCCCTACTTTTAAACGATAAATGGATGAATATGTTTATAATCATGGTCGTCACACCGTTAGTCATCACTATATTACCACGTGGTGGAAATATAGTGGGTCGTTTGGCTATAGATGCACCATTTTTAATATTGTCAACCTTATTAGGTATGGGTATGGTTGCGGGTGTATCCCAAATAAACAAAAGATTTGAAAAAGATTTCAGAGATTATGGTAAAACTACGAAGAGTACTGGTACTGTTCTAGGACTTCGCGCAGTTGGTTTACTGTTCGGATTTCTCATTTCCTATTTTGTTTTAGGAAAGAAAATGTATAAACATTATAATGCTATTTAAGCGTATTTTCTCACAATGTAAAAGGCTACTGCTGCAACCATACCGGTCGACGCTAAGCCGATTGCACTTCGATGTCCTTGGTCGTTCAAAAACGATGGGACAAAGTTCGCAAGTTTTTCTTGAACTGGCTTACTAATTGCCGCCGCAGCACACACACCTACAATGAGTGCTTGAAACTGGTCATCAGTAAGGTTGAATGGATTTTTAGATTCGGATTGTTTTTCAATCGTTTGTGGTGCTACTGGTTGTTGTTGTTGTTGCGCCATCATCATCGGAGCTTGCATATGCATTTGTGTCATTCTTGGATCGGCACTCATCATTGGTGGTTCGAGTGGTTCTTCGGCTTGACCCATAATATCTGAAATTGAAGTAGAGTCCATTGTCTGTTTATTTTCACTCACATTTTTTTCGGGGGGGATATTCGGCACGAAAGATGTCCCTTGATTGTCATTTAGGGAAACCATACCATCACCATTATCTGAAAGATTCATCGTTCTAATCTCCGTCGCCATTTATATGTACATAGTTTTTTGGTTTTAAATGATTACGCATCATTGTCCTGAAGAGTGTAATTTGGGTATAAACATCCAAATGTTTTTATAATCCTGGGTAAATCATTTAATTTATCATAATCACACATATCGTTATCTATATAAACAGTTTTTGTATGATGACATACATCTACTAATATACGATATCCATCATCATTATTACCCTGTGGTTCACCTATAGAACGATGTATATCCATATTAAGTTCATTATAAGCTGGATATACCATTTCAATATTTTTTGTACAAACTTGTCTGTACATTCGTTTAGCAATTGATCTTATCATTTTCTTTTCGTAACTTTAAATGGTGCATTCTTTTTAACTGAATTTGGATCTCCCACTTTCATATTACCATGTTTCGGGTTAAACATCTTTTTATGTGTTTGCCAGTACTCTGGTGCACCAACTCTAAAATTTTTACGAAGTGATGCTTTATACCAAAAGACACAATCTTCTATTTTATTACTTTTAGAAGTATTATCCAATACCAAACATTCGTAATTTTCTGTACACGAATCCATAACTTTATTAAACATCTCAAAAGATGGAAAAATACCAAAAAAGTTTTTAAATAATTTTTCCCTATTTTGAATTATATTTTCACGTAAAATAAATACGTAATCGATATTTGCCCTGAGTGCGGGTGGTAGATCCATACAATATTGCATGGTTAACATGAAAAATATCTTCCAATGACGTCCATTCATAAAAACCTGTCTAATACACTTGTCTTTCATGAACTTTGAATCATACATACAATCATCTAAAAGAAGAAACGCCCCACAATTTGTTTTACCACCACCCACTAACTTTCTTTGTCTTTCAAGTACACGTTCAATAGCTTCTCTGTCATAATCACCGTATATGAATAAATCTGGTATATACTGTTGATAATAATGATTACCTTCTTCTGTTGCTGATAAAACAATACCCGCCGGTAAATGTTTTTTATGGTACAGAATATCAGTAACAAGAGTTGATTTACCCGTATTACGTTTACCTATAAAAACACATACTTTATCATCTGCCATTTGTTCGGGTTTGAATTTTCTCAACTGAAGATTCATCTACAATATCGTGTCGTTTTATTTCATAAAATTTTACTCACGTAAAGTAAGAATGGCTGGTCGATTAAACCTTGCTATCACGGGTATCCAGGAC